CCAACGCCCACGATCTTGACCGCAAAGCCGCCAGTGGTCGAGTTGATGATGGTGTAAATCTTGGACTGAGCTGGCGCAGTAATTGTGCGTAACACTGTCCTTGCACCCGAACACAGCAGGATGGCCTCCCGTGCGGTGTTTGCTGCCCCTGTGGTGGTTGTCAGCGTGACATCTGCGTCAGTGCTTAAGGTGGTAGTACCTGCAATGGCTGAATCAAGCAGCGAGGTGATGCTGTTATTTACCGTGTCGCCCCATGTACCGGACAGTTCGCCCGTAACGGGGAGCGCCAGACCTAAGAGTGATGTATATGCTGTCGTCATGTTGTTACCTCAATTTCTTCCCAATTTGGGGTTTGCGTGTCATCAATCAGCGACCAGCCGGGAGTGTGACTAGCATTATGCGATCCTTATGATTGCTGAAGTGTTTGATACTACAGGGAACTGCACCGTAAATGTTGTGGATGAAGTCTTGTCTGCGCCAAAGTCCAGAACGCAAACCGCTGGATTGCCGCCTCCACTTTGATAGATCAACGCACCACGGGCTGTCAGGGCTGATGTCCATACTGCATTGTCGAACGAGATGTACGCTGTGTTGCCTGTGTTACCTACTGTCGGAGCCTGTGCAATCGTAAGAGCAAGACCGCCAGCCGTGTACCCTGAAGCCACAACTTCGCCCGTAGACGTATAAGCCGTGGTAGAGGCATCAAGGGAGGCCGCATTAGTGTACAGAGCTATCTTGAACGCACCAGACGTAAAGTTGAACGTCCCGTTCATTAGCCCTGTTTTGAATGCGTTGCACGCCCAATTTCCTGTGAAAGCCATTATTTAACCCCATTATTTTGAGGCAGTGGAGCCACTCTGTACTGACCACTACGGTACGCATCGCTGCGTTCCAGCCCGTCTCCCAAACGTATGGCCAATGCAAGTGCTTCTTTGTATTTTGCGTCGTACCCAGTGATGATGTCCACTTCACCTTTCATGAAGGTGTACGCCTCAACTAAGCAACCGTAAAGCAAAACAGTATCAAAGTTATCGCCCAGCCATGTCTGCCCACCAGCAACCGTTGTAATAGATTCTGGATAAAAGAAGTATTGCAACTCCACGCTATACACAGCGTCGGGTGTTGGCCCCAATATAAAACGAAGCTCTAAATCAGTGCTTGCTTGAGGGCCAAAAAGCGCGTAATACTGGGGAGATGCGGTATCCGTTGAAAGCGGATAGGCTTGGCGGATAAAACTAACATCTTTGTTAAGTAAGAACGTGTACCCCGTAGCACTTATAACTGCCATTGAGTACGTTGCAAGAAAATCATTTGGACAATTTAAGTACTGGCTGGATGCCGTAGTAGACAGTGTTGATGTCTTACGAATAGAAGGGAACTGCACGGAGTTGTAAATGCGTTGCTCTGCTTGCTCAATAAAACGATTTATTTGAGCTGTAGACGAAACCGTAGACGAATCCGCAAGCGTAATCGTCGGAAAAGTATTTTCCGTGTAGGTTTGAATTGCCGCTACAAGCTCAGTGTACGTCATGCCATCGGGCCTCTAGACATCAAGCCTTTGGTAGCGGCACCAGTGCCGCGCATTTTAATGCCATCAGTCTTAACAGATTCGTTACCTGCTGATTTACTGATGTTTCCAATGCTGACATCAAGACTGTCAAGCTTGCTACGGTTGGGTTCTTTGCCGGGGGTAGAAGAAATGCCCACAGCCTTGCCAGACATGGTGTGTGGTTGTGCGTAGACGCTGGCACCGCCAACTTCTTTGCCGCCTTGTTTTTTGCTGAATTTAGCCATTATTTGCCTCGCTGATTTGCAACTTTAGCCATACCACGACCCATGCTCATCATCATCTCATTGGTCTTGCCGCCTTTGGCCAATTTTGTCATAGGCTTGCCGGGGTGCATGCTTTTCTCGTGCTTATGCACTGCGCCAGCAATCATCTTTTTGTCTTGTTTTAAGTCCGCTTTGTCCATGATCGACTCCTTATGTCGTTGCAACTGTAACTGTACCAATTTCTACTGCCATTGCCAAATTATTTGGGGTCAAAACAGCATCAAAACTAGATGCACCCCCAACTGGGTTCCACCCCCACTGAAACACTCGGCTACCACCACCGCTGTAACCGTCTGCCAGCAAGCCGGAGACTTGATAGCTCAGGTCAGGACGCGGGTCACGCACCCCTTGCGGGTCATCCACTGGGTACATACCCAGCAACAACTGCGGCTGATCTGGTTCCCAGCACTCAGGGCACACTTTCAAGTCGTATGTCTTGGTTTTGACAACGAGCTTCTTGAGCGCCGTGAGCTTGAACCGGAAACCGCAACGGTCGCACTCGGCAATTGAGTTTTTGCCACTGGCAAACCGATTTCCCATCAGCCGCCTCCAATAAACATCTGTCTAGGCACAAGGCGCAAAGCGGCGCGTTCCTGATCCTCATCCGCCGCCGACATCCAAGCCTCGTCATACTGGGCTTTCAGTACCACCAACCTGTCCATGCCACCCGGCACTTTCAAAGCAATGTAGTAGGCCAGTCCCGCCACCATGCAGGGCACAAACCGGAAGGGCACGTCCATGACGTTGACACCGCTTCCGGCATCCTGCACTCGGCGCATGCGCCAGTAAACAAACTGATAGGTCTGGGAGCCATCAGGAGTGGGCCAGACAGTGATTCGGGGGAGGTTGGGTACGTAGACAGCCACACCACTGGTATGGGCTGCGGCGGTCGTGTTGTTCTGGGCACGGAAACAGTCGCCCAAGTCGTTGCCATCCACGTATGTGTAGTAGATTGTCTCGCTGTCCATCGTGATGTAGCCTGATGTGGCCAGACCAACGGTGCTGGATAGGGTAATTGTGGTGGCTGTAGACGTTATGGTGGTTGCCAAAGTTACGCCAGATGGTGCGTTCTGGCCGTCCAGACGCTGATACCAGACCTGAATCGGTCTGGCTTGGGTCAACTTATTGGGAATGGTTGCGTAGGTTGACACGCTGATGCGCGTGATTGTCAAATCTGACTGGGTAGAAGCCACATTTGAGTTGGTTCGGATTACATGATCCAGCAAATCCACCGTATCGTTGGGGATGGCGTAGGTGTTCAAACCTTGCTCAAAGGTAATAGTGCCCTGCTCAAACGTCCACATGTTGATGCCACGGTTTGCCCAGTCAGCAAACAGTAAGTTCAGTGATCGCCGTGCAGTTTTCAGGTCATAACCCGTGCGCATCTCTGAACCAGCACGCTCAAAAGCTTCCTCTACCAATTCGGTGAGGTCTAAATTAAAGCCTGCTTGCCCAGAGGTGTTCGCCATTATTTAGACATCCGCATGTTGTCAATTAAGTTTGGGTAAGGTCTGCCAGCAGCTTTGGCCGCAGCCTTAGCTTTGGCTTTTTTGTCGGAAGACAGTTTCTTGGGGGCACCCAAATCCTTTGGCCGTGGTTTGTCCCACACGGCTCCACCCTTTTTGTACTGAGTGAAGTCGGTGTCATCGCGGCGTGATTTCTTCACACCGTTGGGCATTTTGGAGGGGTTGATGTCCCCCATTCCACGGCTGGCTCTCATACCATTCGGCCTTTGGTTTTGCCTTTGACCGCGCAACCGTCTGCACGGCTGGAAGCTGAACCACCAGAAGACATCTTCTTGACTGCGCCGCCACGTTTCATTTCAGAATCAGGAATTGACGTGATGTATGAAGGAATGTTCTGCGTGCGCATCACACCCTCCGTTTTGTCACGAATGTTCTGGTCAGGTTCGTTTTGAGGCAACTTGCGCATTGACTTTGGGATGCTGATAGGCGCATTGCTGTCGCTGTCTGTTGAAGGTAGATTACGCATTGACTTTGGTATGACTAGCTTGCGATCCAAACCTTTGTCCATATTCAATAAGTCGCGCAACGACTTATCTTTACCAAACTTCTCTCTAAAATCAGCAAGCTCTTGGGCAGACACCATAGCCTTGCCCCCTTTGATTGCACGATCTGGATTGGGTGTGTATGCCATGATGCTTCCTTTAAATTAACAGGCTTTGCCGCCTTTGGTCATCTTAATCATCTTGCCTTTGGTTTTACCCTTGGACTCAACGCCGCCGCCTTTAGCCATCTTCTTCATTGGCATTTCTGGTTTCTTACCTGCTGCCATTGCTTTTTTCTTGGCAATCATTTCCATAAACG